AACGTAGTGTTAATGGCGAGGAAGTGGACAAGGAAGTATTGACAACTTCCAAGTGGGTGATTAACACCAAGATCACCATTAGTCGTGCTGCAACAGCTGAAGAACAGCTTGAGCATGGTATTAGACAGACTGCGGAACCAGACACCGAAGTTCAAGAAGAGGAAGATGAACAGCCGAAGGTTAAGTTCTCACTCCACGTTCTGCCGACAGCTAAAGATTTGGAAGATAAGTTACTGTAACAGGTAGTGTACATTCTTAGTTGAATGTTAACTATCAGCAACAAAAAGAGGAGGAAAAGTGAACACATATAAAGTGACAGTGAAAGGGAATGATATTCTTGGCATCCAGTGGCTTCACAATATCGTGAAGATTGCCAACATGGGTGGTGTGATCGAAGAACGGTTTCACATCAAGACATCGTTTCCCCATGAAGTAACAATGCTTGTTCAGACGGAAAATGATCTTCGTCTTGAGACAGACATGAAGGCTGGCATCATTGTTTATCCGGTTATGGTGGCAAAAACTCGTGAAGAGATGGAAGCCCTTGATTGGGAAGAGTTTAAACGCGAGTGTAGAGCATGGGGTATCGCTGGTCGTCACCGAGATACAATGACCAATCTTTACATGGCTGCTACAGAGCAGTCTGATGGCGTTAAGGTAGCTGAGAAAGAGAACGCTCCTGTCAAGGAGAAACCATCCAAGAAGCCTGTGAAGAAGTCTGAGAAGAAGGAACCAGCTCCGAAGGAGTCAACTCCAGAGGGATTGCCTCCCAAGGAAGATACTAACAAGGAAGAGTAAGTTGCTTGACGTAGCACTCTGACTAGGGTATAGTCAGAGTGCTATAATGAAGCAATTTTAAAGTTTGCAGACTCGTCGGGAGACGCTCTGCTTTCTATGTGGATGACAAGAGATTGCAAGCTCTTCTGATTGCCTGTTCCAGTCAGATAGTCCACACCTATTTAATCTGAACAGGAGATGAGAAATGGATTACAAAAAGGTCTACGACCAACTGGTTGAAAAAGCAAAGCCTCGTGGGTTAGATAAAACCAAACATGAAGGTTATTTCGAGATTCATCATATTGTTCCTCGTTGCATGGGTGGAGGGGATGAAGAAGAAAACCTCGTGATGCTTACTGCTAGAGAACATGTAATTGCACACCTACTCCTGTGGAAGGCGTACCCATATGTGCAAGGGGTTGTATATGCTGCCCACATGATGACAGCCACCAAAGGAGGTGGGAGGGTCCCGACTCGGATTCTGGCCTCTCTAAGAGAGGACTTCTCTAGGAGGGCTAGTATGAGGACTGAGGGGGCTGGTCTAGGACGGACAAGGTACACTGACATATCAGGCGAGGTTTACGGAAGACTAACAGTAAAATCTTTCCACGACTGGCACATCTTGCCTGACGGCGCTCGTAGATCAAAATGGTTGTGTGAGTGCGATTGCGGGAAAGAGGTGGTTGTGGCTAGAACAGCGCTAATAACGGGGTATACAGTGTCCTGTGGGTGTTACCACGCGGAAAAGATGAAAGAAGTTCGGGGAAAATGGAATGTTTCGAAGAGGACTTACGCTGCTTACACCAACATGGTGACTAGATGTTACAGCCCAAGTCATAAAAGCAACCATAACTTTGTAAAATACGGGATAAATGTTTGCGAAGAATGGATGTCTGATGATGGTGTTCATAGATTTGTCGAAGACATGGGCGAGGCACCAGAGGGATTGTGTCTCATCAGGATAGACCCCATGGGGGATTTTTGTAAAGAAAACTGTCGTTGGGTTACAAAGTCTGAGGCGTCAAGGTCCATATATAAGTTCCCAAGAGAGAAGAAAGGGGTCACTGGTGTAACAGGGGTAACTATCTCTAAGAGGTCTGGCAACTATGTTGCAAAGATGCAGGTTGGAGGGAAATACCTTTCAAAAGAGTTTAGTACGCTAGAGAGAGCTATAGCCAAACGCAAAGAATGGGAGGAGGAGTACAGGGTGGACAGAGATGGGTAGAGTATTCTGTCCTGCCAGTAAGCCGCAGGAGTTATTCCTCACATTGAGGGACGGAACTGGCAAGAGAAGCAAGTATGCCACCGAAGATGGAGAAGAGGTAGACATTATCTTCTACGGCGGTCAGGCTGGCGGAGGTAAGTCCTTTGCCAGCTTGCTTCACCACATGAAGTATTGCCACATCCCTTATTATAAAGGGATCACTATTCGTCGAACCACTCCGATGCTTACCAAGCCGGGGGCTATTTGGGATGAGGCAAAATCTCTTTATCGGGAATTTGATCCGACAGCAAAGATTCGTTTGAAGGATATGAAGATAACATTTGGCCCTGTCAAGAATCCTGACGCAAGGGCTGAGGTTTCTTTTACACACTTTGAGCGTGTAGATGATACGGATAACTTCCAAGGGTCGCAGTTATCTAGTGCCGTGCTAGACGAACTTTGCCAATTCGAGGAAAGTCAATTTCTCTATATATTGTCTCGTTTGCGTACAAAAGCAGACATGAAGCCGGTTATGAGAGCCACGATGAACCCTGACCCCGACTCGTGGGTTAAGAAGTGGGTATCCTACTATCTCTATCCAGAAGGCCATCCTGAATTTGGCAGGCCCGACCCAGATAAGCAGGGCGTTGTTAGGTGGTTCATCCGTAACGGCAGCGATATGATCTGGACAGACACCCGCGACGAAATGTTTGAGAAATATGGTCGTCGGGATGAAGATGGGAACCTGCTTCCTGAAACAGATCGGCGGCAGATCAAACCGCTGTCCTTCGCATTCCTATCGGCTTCGGTATACGACAACCCCTACATTGACGATAACTACATTGCCTTCCTAGAGGGTCTTGAGCGAGTAGAGAAGGAGATTCTTCTTTATGGGTCATGGGAAGCTCGTAAGCAATCTCTCGGGATGATTCGTCGCCAAGACTTTATTGAGAAAGATGAGGCTCCGGGGTGGGATGAGATTTTAACGTCCGTAAGGGCTTACGACTTCGCTTTCACGAAAAAGAGTGAAACCAATCTATCGCCCGACTACACTTGCTCGGTCCGAATCTCCCGATTGAAGTCAGGGGATTACTTCATTCATGATGTGAGACAGGCCAGATTATTGCCCGGAGAGTGGCTTGACTTCATTCTCGAAGCAGCCAAAGATGATGGCCCAAAGGTGCAGATTATTTTACCGCTGGACCCCGGACCCGGCGCACGGTTCACGAACCAAGTATTATCCAAGCAAATATCTGAAGCTGGGTACTTCGTGAAACAGATGCGAAGTCAGGGGGCTAAAATCGACAGGTTCAAACCGTTTGCTTCAATGGTCATGAACGGCGGTATGCAGATATTAAAGAACTGCTGCACCGATTATGAAAATGGGATTTACAACGACAACACTTTCTACTACAACCAGCTTGAGTCTTTTGACGGAAGGATGGGTGCTAGGAAGCGTGGGGAAGCCGGGCATGACGATCTGTGTGATGCGTCAGCGGACGCCTTCGAGGCAGCAGCAACAAGTATCAGAATCCCTGACATCTCTTATGGATTGAAGAACCTCAATCTAACAACATCCAATCCATTTCTGGATTAACAATATTTTCAATATCAACTTTAAGGAGGAATACCCTTGCCTGAAAGAACCTCTGCTGGGGATGCTCCTGTAAACGAGAGCGTTTCAAATAGCACAGAAACTCCTTTAGAGAGGGGGTCGAACGAAGTCCCCTCTATTACTAAGGGGGAGATTGGCTACACAGGGCTGACAGTTCTCGGAGGAGAGGTTCTTGAGGAATGCTCCCGAGAGCTTAGGTGGCCCGAATGTATCAAAACCTTTCAGAAGATGGAGAAGGATGGGACTATCGCCCCAGCCCTCGAACTTGTTGAGATGATGATGGCACGAGTTCCGTGGCATGTCAAGATTCCTGAAGGGTATGAGGAACAGCTCAAACAAAAGGCCGAGTTCCTGCGACAGAACATGGATGATATGGAAATGCCGTGGAGCACTTTCATCAAACAAGCATCCACGTTCAACCG